ATATTTTAATCTCCAATCGTTTAAATAATTATATCCTTGTATCAATGCACACCATAACCAATAATATACACGACACAAGGATATTTTTCTATACTTACTTTGTATGTTTCTTAATAACTCTACCCATACAATCTACTAATTTTTCTCCACCATAAAATACATTTACTTTAATTTTTCGTTCTTCTTTTTTCAATCGAATCCCTCACAATATATGTTTGTTTTATAATATTCAAATATTTATAATCTTATGTTTAATCACAATCGTTTAGTTATAATTAAAAATCCCCCATCCATAACGGACAGGGGTACATAAATCTGCTCTACATATGCTGTTTTTACTTTTTATAGTTATCCTTATTAAACATTTCTTCTAACAAAGCATCTGTAATATTCTTATATTCTTTGTTCAATTCTTTTGCTTTCTCTATTTCATTAGTCAATACTGCTAATGCCCCATCCATCTCCGCTTTACCATCGTTAAATAACTTCTGTGAATATAAAGCATTTGCAATAACCTTTCTATCCATTGTATTATTCTGTTTAATATGCTCTAAGTCTATACCTAACTTTAGCTGCAACTCAACATTCTCTTTCTTAAGATTTTCTTTTTCAGCTTGTAACATTCCTATCTCTTTTTCAAGAGTTCTGCAATGCCTTTTATAATATTCCAGCTTCTTTTCCATATTACTTTTACTCTTAACTAACTTATTTGACATCCTATTTTCTCCAATCTTTAATCTTGACATTCTTTAATATGTTTAATAATTTCTTCATAATTAAAATAAGACACACCAGCCGAAGCCAGTGTGTCTATAAAATCTTAAATGTATTTAGTTGTAAATGTGAAAAGAGCAGGAGATTAGTCCTGATCTTCGTTGTTTCTATCATTAAACAACGAACTATTTGAATTACATAATTCTCTCAAATCTTTGCATATTGTACTATTCTTTGCATATATCACTTCTACTTTTTCAGCCTCAGATGTATCTAATATAATAATTTTTGTATTATCGTCTCTGAAATCATCCAATACATTATCAGATTTATCTTTAACAATATATGATGTTAAGACAATATGTGGTTCATTTGAATAACTTTCGTAATTATGCAACATTCCTTCGTAAACATTTTCATTATATGATACTTTTACTTTCATTGGATAATCATTGTCCATTAAATCATCCCAATAATACACATTTCCTGTATCACGAATTTTTAAAAAATCTAAAACATAAATCAAATATTTACATCTGAAAATTCTTGCAAATATATACGCTAATATTAAAGCTGATACTACTATACATATAGTGTCAATTTTATCTGATATATGAATCGGAATCAAACTTGCAATTTTGCAATAAATAAAACCAACAACCAATGAAGCTGTTAATATATGTTCTACGTCCTCTGTATTTTGTTTTAATGCAACAAAATGAAATGTTTTATTAAAAACATAACCAGTCACTATATAAATAATAATTTGTGGTAAAATATCTATTAAATCCTTAATATTATCATCTCCATTCTATTAACCTATAATATTATTTTTTCCATTCTTCGGTGGAGTATGCGGAGGTCTTCTCGATTCTTTTAAAGTTTTATTCGCATTTGTATTTGTTCGTTTTCTTGTCCCAGATGTGCCTTTTATATTTGTTCTTTTACACGGCATTTATTATTCCTCCCGACCATCAGTAATATATTTCCATTATATACCAATAATCGACAGAATACCACAGAAACATACATTCGTAAATCTGATCGTAAATCTGATTTATTAATCAATATAAGGGCATACCAACATAAAGTCAGTACGCCCATAAACCTTATCTAAATGTTAGTTTACTAAGTGAATTCCTACCTAAAGTCTGTCCAAGAGTCATCTCCTGAATCATTTTTTCAGCTTTAGGATCTTTCTGCATTTGTTTCATAATATCCTCATAGTTATGAACATTAGGAAATGATAATGTTACGTCACCATACGACACATCAACCTTATTGGCTAAACTATTCGATATATTAGGAATATCAGGTAATTTAGCACCAAGATTATCCACAAACATATTAGGCATCCCCTTAGATAAATTCCAAAGCTTTTCTACTTGGTCTGCATTAAATACCATATCGCCAGCATCTAACTTCCTAAGAGTACCATATTTCTTAGAGAAGATAACTTCTGAACCAAGACCATCTTCATCTGTAAGAGTAAGACCACCATGAGCAGATTTAGAGCCTTTCTTTAGTCCGTGAGACTTAAGATAATCTAATAAAAGAATGTTCTGATCCGCTGTGCCGTAATAATCACTATCGCCTGTTATTTGTTCATAATAACCAGCTCTTGCACCAAAACTACTTGCAATCGAGTTGTATTTCAAGCGGTCAACTATTGAATTTTCTATATCCAATAAATCTTTTGGATATGAATCCTCCTCATATATCCAATTAACTCCATCAGACCCACTATCGTCGGATGAGCCACTATCAGAGTTATCCCAATTATCAGACCAATCATCACCACCACCAGATGAACCACCGCCATCAGAATAACCACCATTGGTATTAGCATTCTGTTCTGCCTGCTGTCTTGCAATCTCATCGGCAACTCTTTGTGCTTCATCATTACTATTCTTCAATAAACCTTGTACAGCAGCATTAATATCACCACAAACCTTATTAATAGCGTTGTTGCCTTCTACAAACTTGTTGCTAAAGTCACCTAATACACTATTAATACTATTTGTTATGTTGTTGGCATTTGTACTCCATATAGAAGACATAGATTCACTGAGTTTAATGCCATAATCATTGGCAGTAGATGTAATAGTATCCGCAAGATTACTTGCATTAGCATTAGACTGCTCAATAATTTCCTGCATAGTTATATCAAATGAATCAAGTCGCTCATCGAGCCACGTTTTTGTGTTCCGTTACATTACTATATTAATTAAATAAAAAATTGTCTAATTCTTCTTCAATGTTTTGTTTATATGATATACGAAGAAGAGGTATATCGTGAGCTTTACAATAATCGTTTTTTATATTGTCATGATTTTTTGTTGTTTTAAAATCCTTTTCTCCTCCAAAATATTCAACTGGTTTAAAATGCTGTAATCCATCATATTCGATAATTTTATTATAATCAGGAAGATAAAAGTCAAAGGGTAGAGATCTTTTATCTCTACAATCATCAAATCTATACTGTATTTTATATTCAATATTATTATCATCCAACCAATCTGCAATTATTTTTTCACCTTTGCTATATCTGCACTTTGGACAACCAATATTATGTAACATATAGCTAGGAGCAATCTTCCAAATATAATTATCTTTTAAACATTTATGTAAAATCGGCGTTTTACCATCTATATATTTTTCAAGCGGAACAACATTTATGTTTCTTTCTAACAATTCAGTTAAATATTCCTCATTAGTTTTTAAGGAAGCATTGGATATTTTTTCACTTCTACAATTAGGACAACCACATCCTTGTATTACAGAAGCAGGTGATGTCATCCATGCTAAGTTATGAACTAAACATTTGTGCATAATTGGTGTTTTCATATTCATATATTCATCAACGGGAAGAATATATTTATTTGTTTCCTTTAATTTTTGTAAATATTCTTCTTTTGATAAGACAAGCTTATTAGATATTTTTTCGCTTCGACATTTTGGACAACCTCTACCACTTAAAACGGTGGTAGGGCTTGTATCCCATTTATATTTATGAATTTGACAATAATGAGAAATTTTTGTTTTAGCATTAACATAATTTTCAAGTGGTATAATATTGGGATTTTTGATAGATAATAATGATAGATATTCTTCATGAGATAATCTTGTAGATTCTTGAAAGTGTTCTAATGAACATTGAGGACAACCATAATCATTTAGTGCGTCTTTAGGAGCACATTTATAATCAATGTTATGAATATTACAATGATGTAAAATTGGTGTTTTTCTATCAATATATTTTTCTAAAACGGTTATGTGAGGTTTTAGATTTTTTATTTCCTGTAAATACTCTTCATGTGTTATCAAATTATATTCTACAATTTTGTCAATACCACACATTTTACAACCTTCGCCTTTTAACGCATTTGCAGGAGAAATATTCCATTCAAAATTATGTTTTTTGCATTTATGTAGAATGGGAATTTTTGCACCTTTATATTCTTCAAGAACTTCTAAGTTAGAATTTTTTTGTCCTAATTCTTCAACATATTGTTCATGTGTTTTTAAAAATTTAGTTCGAAGTTTTTCACTTCTACAAATAGAACATCCCTTACCCTTTAATGCGTTGTTGGGAGATATTTTCCAAGTAACATTATGTTTTAAACAACGATGCAATATAGGTGTTGTAGAACCACTATATTTTTCAAGTGGTTCAATTTTTAGTTCTTTTAATTTTAATCTCTCAATATATATATCGTGTGTAATAATTTTTGACATATTAGCCTCCTTTCTTATATATTCTCTTAACCATTTGACAATTTTTTATTTAAAAGGTTCGTTACTCCTTATAGATTCACGTTTTTTGTGAATTTTCTCTAACTTTCATTAGAGCGTAGACTATATCATTCACCATATCTTTAATAAGACTTAGGTGCGTTCCACTTCGGCACACTTGTACCTACGAGTGTTTCAACTCTAGTCGTTGAACCTTCCTCTATTCAAGGCTTGGCTGCTGATTGCCCATTTTTGAACATAATAAAAAACACCTAGTATAAACTAGATGTTTATGTTCTCTATATATTTAATTTTCAAACATTCACATTTGGATTTATTTCATTCCTATGTTGTAGTTTAAATATCTTTAGGGGTTTCCAGCAATTCGAAACGATACATTATTTTCTTTCAAAAATAACGGACTATATTATTTTTTTAATAATTTAATCTTGTAATTCATCAAGGATAGCTTGAGTATCGCTTATAAGCTTTTCATACTCAGTATCTTTCAAGTCGTCTTTAGCAGTATTAATTTGGTCTTTAAGCTGCTGGATATTCTTCTTACCTTCCTCAGAATTATCTCCTTGAACGGCAGAATATTGTTTCTCTAAAGCATTAAGAGCCTTTGTTTTTTCAGCGATAGATTTTTCATAATCATAAGCATCCTTTTGCTGACTCATAAGGTCTTTATATTTCTGGATAACTTCATCAAGTTTATCAAGAAATGTATCATAGCCCTCTTGAACCAAATCCTTAAGAGCATCCTTTTCAGATATGCTTGAATTTATAGCATCCTGTTGTGCCTTAATAAGTTCTTGCTTTCTGTCAAGCAATTCCTTATCATAAGGATCATTAGCTAACTCTTCATTAATCTTAAGTATCTCGTCCTTATAAGCTTTTGCTTGATTAAGATATAATTGATATTTCTGTGCAATTAATGCTTGTGCAGCTTTGCCGTTGTCATTCATATTACCATTATCATCAGTAATACCTTTATCCTTCAACAATCCAACAAGGAATTCTGTTTCGTCTATAAGATTAGATACATCATCACGAGTACGGTCAAATGCATCCCATTTAATCTGTCTGATAGCATTATCATACTCAACTAATGCCTTTTTAGCATCAAATATACTTGAAGTACAATCATCAATAGAAGCTTGCATAGAATACCAATCCTCAGATTCAGCTTCAATTTTACCAGATGCCATAGCAGAATTAAGTGCCTTTGTAAGTGCGTCTCTTTCCTGTTCGAGCTTTGCGAGGTTTTTCTGCTCCTGTTCCATCATAGAATTATTAAGCAGAGTAGAAGCGAACCAACCTTGCGATTGCATAAGGTCATCTTCCTTGCCATAAAGGTCACGAATAGCAGTTATTTTACCTATAACACCTTCAAACTGTGATTGGATGTTATCAAATCTACTCTTAGCAAGCTGTCTAATCTCAATGTTTAATGATTGTACAGCATCGGCAGCGTCTTGTGCCTTATCATATAAATCCTGACAATCTGAAATAGCGTCTTTAAGGTCATCGTCATAGACAGTTTCTATATTAAATGAACCATTTGCAATCTGATCTTTGTAATATCCGTCAAGGTCATATGAATTGAATTTATCCGTATAGAAGTCATAAGCATCTGATTGTGCGTTAATCTCTGATAACAATGTTTCCATAGAATCGGAGAGAGCATTATTACGATTAAGCCAAGTACGTGTTGTATCTGCTACTTTATTCTTTAAGCGGTCATAGGCTTTAGAGATTTTGGATAAGAGACGTTCTACCCAGTTGAATTTTTCGGGAGTTGGTTCAGAGGATGAATCACTTCCGCTAGATGAATCACTGGAAGATGATAAGTCTTTGCCAAGTGATTGCCATGAAGCGTTATCAGAAATTTGATTAACATAACTATTCTTTATTTCGTTTAGCCTAGTTAATGCTGAATTTGCACGTTCAACTTCATCGCTAATACCATTTAATATGTTGTCGGATTCTTCCTCGCTAATAGTTCCATCTAACATAGCTTGATCATCTATGATAGCACTATATAAACCAGTAGCTTTATCTTGAATTAGTTGATAATGTCCTCTCCACAAACTATCTAATGCAGAAACTAAAGCGGTATCAATTTCTTTCTTTAATTCAGCTACAGTTGTATAATTCCCTAAATCACCTTGATATAAATCACTAAGAAAATCAAAGAAGTCTGGATAATCTCGACTTATGTTTTCAAGAAACTGTGTAGTTGTTTCCATCTGTTCATATATCTTATCAGCATAAGCATTTTTGTCATCCTCATATACTTGCTCTAATTGTGCAAACAATTCTTGCTCATCAATCAAACCAGCCATATATTCAGATAGAGCCTGTTTAGCTTCTGGATACTGTTTAATAATGCTCTGCATTGAAGATACACCAATCTTACCATTTTCAGATAATTCTTTCTGAATAGTTTGTAAAAGGTCTGCTTCGGTTTGTAAGTCGGCTAGAGTAGCTGTCTTTTTACCTTTATCATTTGATTCTGTGAGAAGAGAAGTTAAATCAGTAAATGCACCAGATACAGATTGTGCTGCATCAGTTCCAGTCTCTTTAAGCTTGTTAAGATACTTAATAAATAACTGTGCTGCTGATTGTCCATCTTCTAAGATTAAATCAGTATCATTCAGCTTATCATTAAGAACATCAATCCCCTTAATATCATCCTCAGTAAGAGTACCTTCATTAAGTGCTGTTTTAAGCTTATCGACTATTGCCTGATAACTTTTATCATCTATAATAGAATCTAGTTTAACTGTATTCCATTCAGCAGACCTACCAGTATATCGGTATAAGTCCATTTCCTTCTTCTGTATATCATCCCACATAGCTTGATATTGTGGATTGTCAAATGTACCATCAGAATTCATAGAATTCATTAATGTCTGCTTAAATGCTTCATACTTCTCTATCTTATCAGAGAAGGTTTCTTCTGCCATCTTTTCAGCAGATTCTTTTAACTTTTCATTGGAGTTTGTATAATTAGAAATAAGATTATTATTGAGATCAATACTATGCTGGTATTGAGCTTTAAGACTTTCATCAGAAGTGGCATTTAATTGTGCCTGTAATTCTTCGTTTTGTTTCTGAAATTCCTCTAATTTCTGTTCATTAGCTTTAATAGCATAATCAAAATCAGATAATTCACTCGCTCTGTCTAAAAATGCACCAACATGGAAACCATCTGCATCACTTGATGCTTGGTAGTACTGTTCCTGTTTACTAGCAGTATCGTCAGTTTCCATGCGATTTTCTCTTGTGTATGTTTTATATGCTTCGTCAGAGGCTTCTTTTGCTTTCTGCTTTTTAACCTCTTCATGGTTCTGTATCATAAGTCTTAACTCTTCATTAGTGAGTTTTAACTTATCAAGTTCAGACTGTTCTACTAATGTAATAGTACCATTATTAGACTTTTCGATTAATTCAGCTATCCTACTCGTAGTCTCTGATAGCTTAGTTTTTAACTCATCAAGCTTTGTACAAGCATCCGTATAGTCCTGTTGTGCATTTTCAAATGCTTCACGCTGTTCTTTCACAGATGTTGTTAACGCATCCACTATCTTAACTGCTCCTGCTATAGCACCTAATGTTACAGTTATTGCTAATAATACTGGGTGTGCAACCGCTAATGCTTTTATAGATGCACCAAGTCCTTTGAACGCATTAGACGCAGTTGTTGTTGATACATTAAGACCATTATTAGCCGCTACCATCTTCCATGTTTGTAACTGATTAATGGCTTGCTGTTCTGATAGTCCAGTTTCCACTAATATCTGTTTCTTCTGGCTTACAGTAAGTGCATCCGTTGATAACATCAACTTTAACTGACTTTTAGAAAGACCATTAGCAAGTAATACTAATTTATCATATCCTTGCGTTGTTATTGTAGTTGCATTTACAATATCCATAGCATTCTTGAACTTATTAAGATTAACAAATGCTTCATATGCACCAGATTTTATAGACAGAAATGTTTTTGTTGCACCTGTAACTGCCAATACTCCTAATGCATCATTTACAGCATTAGTTTTATTTAAGAAATTTACAAGTGCTGTTGTAGCATCAAGAATATCACTATATATTTGTGACATATCTGAATTCATTATCATAGATTCAAATGATGCCTGTAAAGTATTAGTCTTAGCCTCAATAGATTCTTTATAGCTTTTGTTGAATTTCTCTACTGCTGTTCCAGCACTATTGGCAGCAACCTCAGTTAATTCAAGTGTTTTATTATATCCTTCAAGAAGTGCTGACATACGATTCTGTTGTCTCGTTCCTGCTGATACCTTTAGGAGAGAGGCTTGCTGTACGCTTGATAAAGTTTTCCATTTCTGTGCCATTTCATCAAGAATATTTTCAAAACTTCTAAATTCACCCTGACTATCCCTTAATTGAATACCAATAGATTTTAATACAGATTCATAATCCGATAAATCCTCACCATCATCAGATAAATAGTTTCCTATCTTAACATTTCTGTATCTTGATAATATTGTATTCATAAAAGAGCCAATAACCTCTGCTGATTGCATTGTCTTATCCTGTACTGTACCTATCATAGCAGCCAGCTTATTAAATGATACTCCTGCTATATCCGCACTACTAGCACAATACTTTAATGCTGTGGCTATGTCACCAGATGACGTACTAGCTGCCATATCAAGTGCAATCATAACATCCAGCGCATCATTTACTTGATTAACAGACATATCAAATCCATTCATAGTTGCTAACAAATCCTCTGTTGCTTCACTAGAATTAATCTGACCTAACTTACTAAGCATAATAGAATCTTTTATCAACTGATTAGATTCCTTCATTGACTTACCTGCTCTTAAGTAATCGTCTGCTGCTTGACCAACTTGTGTTGTTGTACTTGCAAGCTGTTTAGCCATACTGTTATAATCTTTCAGTAAGTCCTTAACACTTGATCTGCTATCGCCTGTAGCAACTGATAAATCCGTTACAACCTTATCAAGCTGTACCATAGTATCTTTTGCACGTTCAGCAGCATCATTTATCTCTTTTAATAATGCTAAATAAGCAGTTGTTTCTATTTTCCTACTCGAAAATGTACCTGATACTGCATTCTTTAATCTACCAAATACTGTTGTAGTATTTTTTGCTGAATTACTAATGTTATTCAGACCTTGTACAGTATTCTTGCTATTAACATTGATATTGACATCATACTTACCAGATTCAATATCCTTAAGTTTCTTCCTAAACTCGGATTCGTCCAAATTTGCTTTAATGTTTATTTGTTTCAATCATTTGCTCCTTTCCATAATTTTCTCTGCAATTTTCACTTAACATCATAGCCTCTTTTCCTCATTGCTCTCTGAAATGTTTTGTCTATCCTGTCTGACTTTTCAATCTCATCTACAGCATAATCAACAAATGGTCTTGGCAGATTATGCTCTCCGGGGAAGTCATAGTAAAAGCCATTACTTCTACTGCCATCATTTATTAACTGGGATAATCCATAGCCATGATTATATGTGCCGTAACCATTGTTAAACTGAGTAACATTGTCTACAGTAAGTGTCATATTCTTAACAAAACCTACTATATTGTTATGATCATCAATACCGCCCGTAGTACGTCTTTGATAAATAGTAGGTGTGCTTCTGTTAATAACTTCCAGTTGAATATGTTTAAGTTCAATGTCCTTTGCTTCATCAAATACTTCCTTAGACAATACATCTTCTATATCAGACCTGATATCGTTCAATAACATATCTACATCATCATATTTATTTTTCAATACACATTTCCTTCCTATGTATATAAGAACTCAACATCTTTGTACTCCATATATACTTCACTAATATCATAATCATAAGAAACTGAATCATAACTGATTCGCAAATAGATAGTTGCATAGATTATTGCAACAACTGTATAAATAGATTCATAATAAAGAACCTTGTCATTAACTTTTATTTTCATATTTTTATGGGAATAATTTGATTAGAATAATCTGAAATGATAGATAAATATCAACAATAAATGTTAATATTTTTTGTTAAACATTACATATTGCCATTTACTATTATTTGTTTTAATGTAAATTAGGTTTGTTTTACGTTTTATTTTTTAAAAATTTTTCAATAACATCTATCTGTTCATCTGCTAACTCATAATTACCAGATAGCCATTCTGATAGCTGAGAAGGATAGATACCTATTAAAGCTGCAAGATATATTTTCTTTATACCATATCGCTTTAAGTGGTCTTTTACTTTTGTTTGTAAATCCATATAAACTCCTTTCCTTAATTAAAATTTACCGATAATTCGGCTATTATAAAATAAATTTCAAAAGTCTTTACTTCTTCTCCCTATATAATTTTTGTAAAAATAAAATCAGAGTACCAAAATCCCTTTATTTTCTAAGCTTTTTTGATACTCTGTTTCTTATTCAAAAATATTAAATTGCTTTTTTATCTGCTATGGTAGCAGACTTATTTTTTCTGTTATTTTTACCAACCTGTAGATCATGAAGTTTACTATGACATTCACCACTACAGGTCTTTTTGTTTCTATCCTTTATAAAATGTTTACCACACACAACACATTCTGATAATTCCTTATCTTCATTATATGCTTGCAAATATATCATCGGATTGTAAATATCTTGGACTGTAAATAACACTTCCGTATTATCTTCTTCCTCAATATCAAGTTTTATGCTGATTTTATTTTCATCAGTTTCAATCTGAATACCGCTATCCATAAATCTTGTAAAACTTCCTGCATATGATTTAGCACCTACCATTTCCATAATCTTATTCATATTATAGGATATGTCTACTCTCTTCTTTTTACCATTCGGTTTAATAATAGTCTTGTGCTTTTTTCTTGTGATATAAAATGAACCATCTTCTTTTAATCGTCCAGACTGCTTGGCATACTTGTACTGACATAATAAGGTAAATAGTAACCCAACATCATTCTGATAATATGAACCATTCTTCTTTGTCTGAAGGACTGCTCCCATATAATTCATATCAGCTTGTGTTATATCAATGCTCTTTCGCTCCATTCTATCAGTAATCATCTGGTCTAATTCATCATTACCTCTAACCGCTTTCTTATAACACATCCTCGGTCTTTCCTTTAATGTTATACCTGTTTTCTGATTACGATTGAGATTGTCTACAATTATATTACCAAAACACTTCCACAAAATATCTTTGCTTGCAGTATAAAAATCACTTTTATATTCCATATCAATTATGTAATTGACTGCAAGATTAACATTAAATATGCCCTTTTTATCCGTGAAAATATCCTTAATCTCTTTGATACAGTAATAGTGAAATACATCATACTTAGCTATCATCTCTTTGGTGTCTGTGTTTTTCCTGTCTATTTCCTTTTTAATATCTTGACATAACTTCTGTTTTGCTTTCTTCCTGCTGTTCAAGACATTATATGCTTTCAAGTATCTTTCATCTGACCTATTGACTTCAAATAAAGGTTTACCATTCTTATCAACAGAATTATTCATCAACTGTCTATAATCAAACTCTTCATCAGTTCCAATCTCATATTTATAATGCTTGCTACCGACTGTTTTATCAATGTATTGTGCTATTCTATCCATTGGACTATCTGTGTATTCGGCAAGATTCGATTTCTTACCTTTGGCATATTTAAAAAACTGCGGATATTTAATCTTCTGTGGCTTGAATTTTTCTCTTATGTCCTCTGGTGGAACTAAATCTTTATACAACTTCTGATATTCGCCTATGTCAAGATTCTTACCAGTCTTAGGAAAATCTATTGCATAATTTGATAATGCACATATAACATTTATCATATCATCATACATAAGCGGATCATCTGTTAACTCAGGAACATTCCATAACTTTGTAATGGCATTACTTGATTCACCTATGATATTATTACTAAAACCTTTAACCAAAGTGCTGTAAATTGCCTCATTCGTTATCTGCTGTGGCTCTGCTTTCTGCATATCGTAATACAATGGCTCTTGTGGTAATGATTCTGCTGCTTTCAACAATGCTTTGTCGGGGCATACTAAAATCTCATCACCATCCCAGTCACATTGTAATGACTTGGAAATTAAACCATGGCAGCTTACAACTGTGTCACTCTCCATATATCCAAACCATTTATTACATTCATCAGAAGATACTAATTTTCTTCTTGGATATTCATATCTTGATAAATGAGGACTTCTAAGACATAACACCTCTTCCACATCTTCACATTCAGCATAATATTTGTTATACACATAATTCTCTGGAACTAAACCTTGCGGATTAGTGTTACCCATAAACAGATATTCACAAAAAGCATACATATCTGGTGCAACATAACTATAATAACCTCTCATTGGAAGTTTACCGCCCATATATGCTCTTTTCTTTGCTTTGAATAGACTTTGTACCTTATTCATAATATGCTTGTCGTGAATAAGGGGAGGGTAAATATCTAATGCCTTTGCAATATAATAATTGGCTCTCTCAACATTGGTATCTACTGTCTGTGATTTCTGCTCCTTAATCTCTTCGACTGTATCATCATCTGTCACTTCATCAAGTGCTAATCCTAACTGTGATTTCATATAATCAAAATCTGTTTTCAGCTTTGTTAAATCTTCAATGGCTGGCTTACATAATTCTGTAATATCGGTATTATATGGAAGTGTCTGTAAGAACTGATAAGAGAATGTAACCTCTTCTTTCGGAGGATTAGCATAAGAATTTATAGATAATTCCAGATTGTTTTCCTTGAACTTAGCCTTGTAATGTTCCCATGATTCATACTGTTTCCACATCTTCAACTGACTTGTTGTAATGATGTATCTTATATCTTCCTCTTCTACATCATGCGGAGTTCCCCACGGATCAACCAAAATACTATTATGAGATACTTCATGCGTAAACAATCTAAAATCAAATGGGAACATAGCACCTTTTATATAACCGCCTCTTATCTGGCAGCTTGATGGTAATTCACCTGGGATAAACATACCAGCTCCATCTGTATGCTCAATAGAAATACTCTTTGTCTGATACTCTTTTGGTGTATCATTTACATAGCATTGTCCGTTATCATCTGTCCTAATATCAATATACTTAACCTTGTCTGTAACAACAGTTTCAAGACCTTCTACAACAATACATCTGTCAATATCTATTACTGTTTGAGGTTTTACACTTGATGATAAAGATAACGCATTATATGATAAATACTTTCCTACATTCATACCGCCATTTGCATTGATACTTTCAGTAGTCAATCCAACCATTAAAAATCCTTTGTGCTTTTCAAAAAAATCTTTCCTCATAAGAGTAACAGTAACATTTCTGACCTGTCCTGTTGTGGCAGTAAATAACATATATTCTTTATCGCCTATTTTGATTCCGTCTCTTAAAATCTGCCACAAGATTTCATTATGGTTGATTACCATATAAATTATTTCATCTAATAACTGATAATCGCACTTTTCACACTCTCTATCCGCTAATGCAAGTCTGACAATATCATTTTCAAATATTGCAATCTCGTTTCTTTCATTCAAGTATTTATCTGATACTTCTCTGACAGATTTGTTATTATGAATGGCTTCTAATAAATCCGCATTCTTTTTCTTCTTGTCATTATAAATCTCATTCTCTTCATCTGTTAATGTTTTGAATGTATTTAATTTATATATCCTTACTCTTCCTGCTTTAACGTGTCCTATAATACTCTACCGCCTTTCGTAAAAATGTCTTTCTATATATAATATTCTCTGTTCTTGTTGTGATTTTGGGTAAAAAAATACCAACCACCGAATATTGATGGCTGGTAAATTTTATAATTTTACAAATGTCATTAACACTGAAACAATAATTCCAGAAATTCCTATAAGAATTGAAATCATATTCAATTTATTGTTTTTTTCAACTTCTCCCGTAAGTCTTAAAAATTCTTCCTCTGTTCTATTTATTATATTTTGAACTACTATTTCATTTTCTTTTGTTTGTAATCTACTTATATCATTTAAAATTTCCTGTTGATATTTTTCGCATTTATTATAAGGATTATTTCCTTCTAATAAATCTCGCGATTTTATCAAGTCATCAATAAAATCCGTTAATATAATTGCATTTTTCTCTCCACAATTTACCTTAAATATAATTGCATCTAGCCATCTAACAACATTCGGAAAAAATTTCTTGATTCTTGGTTCTTCCTGAATATACTCATTATAAAATCTAAGAATATCTTTTGTTAAAATCTCCTCTTGATTTTCAGATATATCATTTACTTTTTGGCATATTATTTTTAACGACTTATATGATTTTCTTAAAAACTTTCCTTTATTATTTAATAACATATATATTTCCAATATATATATTACTACAAACAGCACAATATAAATCTTCAAGAATAATTCAATGCTCATAACACACCTCCAAATTTGTATAATTTAGAAATTATAGCACATCAATATTCAATTTTCAATGTTCATATATTATTATAGTTAGTCTTCCTATACAAGGGGTAAATCGCTTCTGACAGACCAAATAGACACTTTTATCTGCCAGACACACAATTTACCATCTAAAACAATATCACCCGAATTTGATACCATTTTATGTAATTTATCCCTGTATATATAATGATTAATGCACCATAAAGAAATATCGATTTCATTGGTAATTATGCTGCTTTTTCCACTCTGAAAAGTCCGTAATATTGGACTTTTCGTGTTTGTTGTATAGTGTAATATGGAATTCTTGCAACTCTTCAAGCAAAAATACATCTTCAACGGCTGCTGGAGAATCATTTTCACATTCTACTGCTTTAATGCTCATATCTGACATTGATATATCTGTTACTCTATATAACTTGTCCAAGACCTTTATATATTTAATATGTGTTGTATTTTTTCTGATTGTTGATCACCTCACTTTCTTATATTCCCCACATCTGTTTCAAATCGTTCACATGACTCATCATTTCCGCATTACCTGTTTCCTTATTATCAGGATGATATGTATTCGCAAGTACACGATAGAACTTTTTCAATATAGGTTTGTCCTCTTCGGTCGGAATCAAATCTAATAAATTCTTCATAAGTTCATCTTGTTCTCTTGCAGCTTTCATAGATTTTTCATTTATTTCATTTTGTAACCTTACAACTTCCTCATATGCTTGTTTCCATACCATACGAAAATCATCTCTATATCTTTCTGGTATTTTCCCTATATCATAATCCGAAGGATATTCTTCATAGATTGAATCTTTATAAAATATATTTTCCTGACCTTCATTTTCAATGTATATTACACATTTCCAAAAGGAAGGAAAACCACCAGTGTGATTATCCTTATCCCATCTATATTTAACAGGACACTTAACATCTAGTGCATAGAATATTGCACTACGTCTTTTTACAATATTGTTCTTTTCAACCTGTAATGATTTAATGGTCTTATCTATCTCATTTATTCGCTTATCCAACTTATCAATCTGTTGCTTTGGTGTTGACGGCTTCTGATCTATACTCTTTACTTCCTTATATGCAGCGTCAACTGACACTTTCTTATCACGCAACTTCTGTTTCAGTTCTTCATTATCAGATTTCATAACAATATCCATCTTCCTATATGTTCCCTCTGAAACGCCTGTCGCTTTTGCCATTTCTTTTCGTGTATCAACCTTTGGCAAATTTGCCGAACCTTTACCACCTAAAGACTGATTTTTCTTTGCCTTGACTTCAAATACACTCTTGAACTTCTGGACAATCTCATATTTTTCTGCGTCAGATAAATTTCTTCGTCCTAACTGTTGTTCTAACATCCAACGCTTTACATCATCCCTTGTGGGTAATTCATTAGCATATATAATTTTATAATCTTCCCAATATTTAAAGCCGAGACTATTTTTCTTCAAAATGTTATATCTGTTATGTCCATCAATAATAATATATCTTCCTGTGTTTGGTTCTTCCCATACTTTAATAGGATCAAGCATACCATTTTTCAATACACTCTGTTCTAATCTCTCAAATTCTTCTGGTGTAAGAACAGGTAATAATTCCTCAAATTCTTTATCTATAACTAAATCTTCTAAACTTAACATATTTTTCCTCCGTTTTTACATCATATATTTATTACTCTGTACAGCCTTGAAATAATCATCCGGATTTTTACCAGCTTCAATAAGTTCTTGTCGTCTCTGTTCAATCTGTTCATTCACTTCATCCTGAGTAAGACCAAATGCTTTTGCAACATCTTCACTTGTACACAGAAATTCCTCCCTATATATATTGCTTAATGACATTTTTATTCCCAAATAAATAGCATCATAATTCAAACCTGCTGCATAACCACTATCTATAAGAGCATTAATTGCTTTCTCCGTTACTCCATATTTACCATAATTAACCATGATATTCTGTAATACTAATTCTCTTGTCATGTATTAACTCCTTTACTACATATTAATGTTATCTGGTTCACCCCAAATATCTTCATCAGATTTATTATCCTTCGATATATGGACTGCCTTTTTTCTTCTTTCTACTATATAATTCACAACACCTGGAATATTGCTGAATATATCTTCGTCTCTGAGTTTCTTCTTTAACTTTTTCTGATAATCAGATCCAGGAACTGCACCTTTTATTTCCTTATTAATAAGTTCATTATCATGATGAATCTGCTTATATATCTCAATCAATTCATTATTAGAATATTGTTTTGAATACCTATCAAAATGCCAACGTAAATTATTGTATTTTGCAGATATACTACGCTTAACATTAGCTTTTTCTGATTGAACTATCTTTTCAGTTATTCCACATGTCTTCTCATAATTCTTTGCAAAAACAATAATATCTTCCTTATCTCCATATCTGCCATAATGATTAGAAAAGCTTTTAAATTGTCCTGTGTTAATATCTCTTTTCAGCTCAGTGTGCTTGTACACATAAAGTAACTTATTGGAAACTAGAATCTTGTTATAATTCAATAATGTATTTCCATCTATCCTACTTTTTTGACATAAATACTCCTGTGGCATAAACCCAACATAATCTATTTTTGCGGTAAATGTGTCTTTATATATACCTTTTGTCTTATTAATAGTTCTCATACATACAACAAAATATCTAAGCAACTTTAATTTATCTATCTTGTTATCAAGATTTAAAATAGCTTGAACTTCATCACTATATACAATCGTATAATACTTACCTTTGCCAGTAGTAAAATCCGAAGTAAAATATAAACCGCTGAGATTAACTATAAATTCACTAGCAGAAACTTTATTATCAATCAATATTAAGTTTTTATTAACAAGGGATTCAAAAGCCGACTTAACTTTTTTATAAAGAGAACGCTTAAAGCTAAAATTTCCAACCAATTCATATAATATCATATTGTATGTAATATACTGTTTATTTCTGCTTGATTGGTAAATAGATTTTAAAGCAATATACACACTTAATTCTTCATCTGATATTTGCATATCATCAATAATATCGTTGTTTAAATAAATCTCCAAATATTTTCTCCTTTAACATTAAAATACAATATTAAATAATCAATCATTAAACAATAAAAGAATTAATTACAGAGTACTGCTTTGCAGTACGTTAATTATCTTTTATATTACTTATTTATTTTATATTACTTATATGACTCTAAGTTACGACATTTTTATGTCGTATTTTCAGTGTTACACTATAGTGTAAATGTCACCAAAATGTCGTATTTTCAGATACGGTTTTTCTCAACACTTTGTGTATCTTCATACTCTAATAACTTTATTGTGTCAAAATACTTCCTGTTTACCCTGAACACTACAAATACACTACCTGAATTATTATTAGTTCCTACTCCTATAGGGACTATACCCTTCTTAAATAGTCTATTGCACTGTTCTAGGTCATAGTTATATACTGGTTTACTGTCTATCGCTCTTAGCATTACTAATTCCTCCTAAATTCTATAAAGCATTGTATCTTATTTTAAATTCTTATGCTAAATGCTTCTAATTCAATGAGAAAATTTTTTAATGATATATTATCTGACACTTTCCCTAAAAACTCTATATATTCACCAAGATATCTATCCTGTAAATCGGCTGTCATTCTCACAATTCCTTCACCTGATACATTATATTCCCACCTAATTATGTCAAACATTCCTGCCTCTGATACTGTCGCCAAATCTTTTATAAATTTATCCACACTAATATCATCCGTTACTTCTGTGTTACTATGATATTTATTGGTTACTGATACAACCTCAATTAATCCTTTCATAATAAACTGATACAACTTTTTACTTCCAATTACATTCATCTTAATATCCTCCAAAATTTCATTTATTGGGTATACAGCATTTCGCCATACACCTCTATGTTTTTAATGTGACAGAAGCTTATGTCTGTCAGGACTTCCATCTATTAATACTATTCTCTGTTATGAAAATATATTAATCACATTTTGTTATGCCTTATTTAAAGCCTTTTTCATATGGTCCGTAAAAATAAGACCTATTTACTGCTTCTGTACTAACTGCAAAATAAATTCTTTAAATCCATTTACACCAATTTCTTCAAGTGCTTTATAGAATAAATCAATATTAGAATTGTCATTTTTTCCTATAAGTTCAGCAAGAATATCTTTGCCTGTACAACATTCATATTCCATATTAGCTAGTTCTTTATTCATAGCCTCATACTTATCCGCATAAACATCATAAAATCCATCATATATAGTATTAAACAGGCTTTCTCTATATTGTGGTTTAGAGTTAATCCAAGCTAAAACATATTCTGGATCATTACCATCTAAGCACTCGTACAAGTCACTATTAGGGTTGAATATCTTTGTTATAAGATATTCTTCATTGTCGCTTATACCTTGCTCCTTAATAATTTTAAAAATACTTTCCTTGCACCATTCACCGTATTCAGGATATTTTACTTTCTGTGAATATTCATCATATAGTTTTCTATATTCTTCATAGCTATTCTCCAATTTATCATTATGTACATTATTATTTAATGTAGAATTTTTACTTATTGATAAATCGCATCCTAATGCTACACCTGTAATAATTCTTGCATCCCAATCTGCTATATCTAAGAAAGATTCACTATTATTATCTGTATGATAGAAAAGCTGGGCTTCATCTGCTACTGGAATATCATTTTCATATTTAACAACTGAATATATACAACCTTCATTAATATCAGGCATATTCTTACTCTTACATATATTTATAAGCTGTTGTTCCATTAATTCGTCATAATTAAACTCTTCAAATTCACTTAACACTTCATATCCAGCAGCTAATACCTCATTACCTTTTGTTTTTACATCATAAATTCTTAAAAATTTATACATATATAATCCTCCTTGTTTATTAAAGGTAGAGATAAGCAAGCACTTGTAATTCTCTTTATCAATCTAACTGATTAACCTATATTTATATGTTCTCTCTTTAATTGTTGTTTTTAGCATTTTGTTTCATCTTATCTTTGTACCAACGGATGCTGCCATCCATATTCAATGGCACTTCAATACGCTGTCCGTCTTTAAACTCTAAGACCTGTGACAGCTTGTCACCATCTAACTTTAAAAACTTCTTTGCCATAGTAAGTCCTCTTATTCTATAAACCCTACTATTATATTCTTTTAATAACTGTCCTAACTCTTTAAGTTCCATATTATTAAACCTGTTCCTTCCTTATATATAAGTGTTATATCATCATTACTTATTAACAACTTTATTGTTCATTTCTGTTCACTAACTAATCTAATTCACGCATAAGGTCTAAGCTTATTTTTCTACGCTTATTTATTTTACTTGTCTGTACTGGTATCTCTTCTTCTATCTCTTCCAAATCATCAAGCAAACTTAAAGACTTCCTTTTACTAATTCTCTCTTTCTGTTCACTTAATGCCTTTTTTCCAAGACTGCTTATATACTCAACTGGAAAACTACAACCAGACACACACACTATATTGGCTGTACCATTATTACCTATAAATATATTTTCTGGATTACCTACTGCCTTAATAATTTCCTGTTCATTAACATGATTACCTTTCTGATTTATAATTCCTATATGTGTAACTACACCATCATTATTAAAAGGTAGAAATATATTTTTTGCTGTAAGTGCATTTATCATATCCTGCGTTGTTACTTTTTCTGTTGAATCTGGCTTATTACAACGCATAGCAATATAAAAGCAGCCATGATCTGACAACATTTTATATTTTTCTGAATCATCAAAGTTTGATGCACTTGATGTAGAATTATCAGTAAAGAAAGCATCTAACATATTTACTAAATGGAAATTAATCTTATCTAAGTCAGTACTATATTCATTATTCACAAGGAATATTGCCCCCATTTCATCTATTTCCATTAATTCTTTGGCTGTATTGTATGCATTTAATCTTTTCTGAATCGGCTCATCTCTCCTTGGCATAACCAATACTGCACACACAATCTTATCTTTTAATTGACAAGCTATATCAGCTAGTAAAGGTATACACGCTGAACCTGTAGTCCCTCCGCCAGAAGCAATGAACAAAATAACTTTTTCTTTTATATCCTGTATCTTCTTAATAATTTCTTTGTTATTCTTCAATGCTTCGTAGGCAAGTGACCTATCACCTCCCAGACCATCGTACCCTTCTAATACTAATATGTTCTTTGCATCTGGTATTGCTTTATTATCCTGCACAGAACCATTAATAAGAAGTGAATTATAATTCTTCTGCTGGAATCTATATCCATTGTTATTACCACAAAGTCCTGCTGTGACTACTGCTGCATTATTTTTAATCATTTTCAATGTTCCCCTTCCTTATACTTTCAAGTAACATAAGGCTTTTATCTGTTAAATAATAGGTGTCAGCATTCCAGGTCTTACATCCTTTATTAACATAGCCTTGCTCAATAAGTTTTCTAATCTTACGATATGTAGTAACTCTTGTTGTTCCTGTTATAGAGATTATTTCTTGTATAGACATACTCTCAAAGCAACTTGTACAGTGCTGCTTATTCAACAACTTTAGAATCACATAATCGAACCTATCTAATTCCATATAGACGTATCCTTTCCTTATATTTAATTGTATTTTTTCTTGACAATATGTGTGAATTTATATGAGTTATCTGTTCATACATGTTGAAAAATAAAAGGCTCTTTTAACTGCCTAAATAATCATTCTCTATTTAGTTATCACAAAATCATATATCACATCACTCTCCCGTTGTCGAACTTTTGTTCTATTATATATATAGGACACGGCTGCTCGAATACTCCATTGTTTTTGTTACTTTTTTATAATTGGAATTATTGGGTGAAAATACCCAGCGACTTTAAAAAATGATAGTTGAATTTCTTAACATCATCTGCTATAATATGAACTGCTAAATTACATAGGGCAGATGTTAAAGTCTGTACCAATTACATATCATATTGAGTACGCCAATACTCTTTATGAAGATTTTTCAGGAAGTGACTATCGCCAAATAGTTACTTCTTTTTTCTTTTTAGTAATTTCTGTTTTTGTGAATCATTTCTGTTTTTGTACATTTTCATTATATCAAATAAAAATAATATGTCAATAATTAATTCTGTTTTTATTTATAATATTTACTTTTACAGAAATACATAGTAATATAATAGTATAATATTTGAGTTTGGAGAATTATATATGTCTTTATCTTATGAACCATTGTGGATGTTATTAAAAAAATTGCATATTTCTAAAATGGATTTTGCTAAAAGAATTGATATATCAAATGCTACTCTTGCAAAATTAGGAAGAAATGAACCTATCACTTTAACAATTATAGAAAAAATATGTTCTGAATTTAATTGTAATATCAACGATATTGTTATACATATACCTGAAAAGGGCAACACAATTCCTACAGAGTATTTAAAAATAGGAACAATTGTTGAGTGTCCTTGCATATCTCTTGGGGTTAGTTCAACTAGAACTCGAATAGCAAGAACCGCACGTAATGCAACATCTCCTATATATTGTGTTATATTAAAAGTTCAACCTGAAAATTTATCAATAAATTCACAAAAATACCTTATCGCGCCTATTCTGTTAAATTTAGATTGTGAATGTATCTTTGACATTCCTTTTAAAGAGGCTGAAATTAATAATGATCCCCAAAATGGATACATTCAATTATCCAAAATGGGAATTATATCATCTATGAATATAAATAAAATAGTGGGTAAAATCCATGCATCTACTATTGAGGCAATCAATTCAAATATATTATTAGATATAATAAATGTAATGATAAAAAATAATATTGTTGCGCCTGCATTATTTACAAATTTGGGTATACATATTGATATTCAGACTAAATAAAAAAGTCATTAGTTTTCTCTCAACTGTCTATAATAACATTTATTTCAACAAGAAGGTGTATATTATTTTAATGGCTATTTGGTCAAGTGTAAGTTGAGTAGGTAGTCCGTTATGGACTTCCTTCTTTCTACCATTGCCCATTTCTCCGTTCTTATATCCAGCACTTATAGAAGTTTCGCCTGACAAAACACGCTGCTTTAAATCTTCGTTATCTGAATTAAGAACTTTTGCACCCATCTTATATGTAGTTGGTTTAACACCTGCTATATCTGCAAGCTTCTTATTTGTTGATTTAAATTCTCGATTGGTCAAATTTGACTTATCGGCAGTTTGATTCTGTTTTAAATTATTTAATGAATTCTCTTTTGCTTGTTTTTCGTAAATAGGTCTATATTTCTCAGTTACAGCAATTCTTTGAATAGGAGAGAGATTACGTCTACCAAGCTGAATATCTAACATCCATTCCATAACTTCTATAATGATTGCATCACCGCCAGAGCATTAGTAGGTGAAAGAATACCTGTATCAACTAAATCCTCTAATTCAGGAATAAGTCCTGTAAGTTTTTTGTAGTTATTAAGAGTATCTACTGAAATTCCAATCATTTCTGCAATATCTGACTGATTCAAATCCGAAACTTTCGGACTTGAAGTTTTTCTATCGCCACCATGTTCAATACCATAAATCCTTTCAAGCTCTTTGATGCATCTGCCAAGCTTTACAGGATTATGATTACCAATTCCACGCTGACGAAGATTGAATATATTATAACTTTCATTTACACAATACACACATTTTTTCAAATCACCGAACCAATACCATTTTTCCTATAGCTATCATATTAAAGAGCATAAATGTTTTAACCGAACTAAACACCGAACCAAATATATGCAGAAAGACGATACTGCTTAAACAGTACCGCCCTTCAACAACAAATCAATATTTTTTTAAGAGGTTTTCCTCTATATCAAAACAGAATTACTTCTGCTGATACCATATTAATATAACATAATCTTGTAAAATATGCTACTTCATAGTAAACAATTTATATAGATCAACTACTATGTCAATCTGATGTTCTGTAAAGTCTTCTCTATGCAAATATAAGCGAAGCTTTTCTATTGTAGCATTTTCTATATTCATTATACTTTTCTTATCTTCAATATCTTTCTGTTTATTTTTCTTCTTACTAAAAATATCTCTTGCATCTATAACATTCATATGTATTACACCTCTACTCTATCCATAATTTTTCTAAGGTGCTGGATATCACTTTCAATCCAGTATACCTTACCATCTATCTCTATTGGTTTATTATGCTCACTAGCATATACTATTTTTCTTTCAAGTATACTTATGCCAAGCTGTACACCTGTATTAAATGTCTGCTGCATATCATCTTTTATCATAGCTTCTCTCCTTATGCTTCTACAAAATTATATCCTACAACTTTAATTGCTCTTGGTGATGACATTTTAACTTCAATCCATCCATCTTCCTACAACTCCATCAATCTCATACTGATAGTTGATTTTGCTTTTACACCTACTCCATCCGCTATCTCTTCTAAGGTTGGTGGATATCCATTTTCTTTAATATATTTTATTAAAAACATATATACTGCATATTGCTTATCTGTCATATATTTTCACCATTTAATTCCTTACATTTTCTATATTTCTTTAAGTAAACCAACATATTTATAGAATGTACTTACTGCAATACCCTGTAACCTTGCAAACTGAACCACAGACATTTTTCCATATTCACCAGACTGGAATTTCTTATATTCTTTTATAAAGTCTTTTGGTACGCCTGCTTGTGGTCTGCCTAGCTTCTTGCCATTTTTCTTAGCGGTATTCAAGCCCTGCATTACTCTGTCATGTATCTTTTCTTTTTCCTGTTGTGCTATATGAGCCTTCAATGTAACAAAAATATCAATAATCATCTTTGACATACTATCATCATTCATCTTCTGCCAATCATTGAGAAATGGAATATCTAAAGCTACAACTCTGATTCCTTTTGATTGTAGGTCTTTAATTTCAACAATAACATCATCCGCATTTCTACCAAGTCTGTCTATATCAGATACTATTACTGTGTCACCACTTCTTAATTGATTTTTCATATCAAGAAAGCCTGGTCTATTTTCTGCCTTAGTTCCACCGGTAATAATATCTGAAAAGAACTTATCAACTTTGAATCCATTATTTACAGAATACTCTATGATTGTTTGTTGCTGCCTATCAACTTTCTGCGTCTTATGATTAGTGGATATTCTCATATAGGCAAATATTTTGTTTTCCATAAATCCTCCACAAAATCCATAACTACTTTCATGTATGTTTTTCATTATCATAATTATGTAAATCCATATGATATTTACATTCCACGAAAGCATTTGTTTTCATATAAGGTCATATTATAAAAATCCATTGTCTTTTTAATAGAATTCCCTTACACTTTATATATAGGACATTCGTATTTAATTACTCCAATAATTTTATGAAAGAGGTGAAATATATTTATATTCAGATTAAGAAGCCGAACCGCTTCAAAGATATGTTACATAAGATACATTATAATATAGAAGAAACTGGATTTAATTTATTCCTAAAGATACCAGAAAAATATATGCCAGCTTGTATTATTAACTGGATGGATAAATACACCAATAAACGCTTAAATGAACTTAAGCAGCAAATTACACATAGTAAATGGCAGACTATAGAGCTTGAAAAGGCTATTAATAATATACATAACAGACAGTAGAAATAAAAATAAGCACCTTCAGATTTTACTCTGTTGGTGCTTATAATAAAAGCATAATTATCTTGGATGGGCGGTGTATCCATCATCTCAGGTACTCCTTTCAGAGTGTGTCGGGAACCTTTTCCGACCTCAAAATAATTATGTTCATTACTATATTATTCTTTTCTCATTAATAATATACCATTATTCATTATTATTGTCAACGGAAATTTCTTTAATTCTACCACTATATAGACGTCTTTCTATCTTCGATTCCTGTATATCTATCATAGTCGAAACATAAAGATACTCTCCCTCTGTATCTAACTTAATTCCTATCATAACATTATCAGCATATCTTTTTATAAGTTCTATACTCGTTCCCTGCTCATTGGGATTAACCCCTATATAATCTGGTTCAGAAATAATATCAGGTATATAGTCAATATACTTTAAGCATTTATAATGTTTTCTTTTTACTATATGTGATGGAAGACCTTTTGATCTATATATTTCTAATTTTTCTATATTAATCCCCAATATATCGTTATATTTAGAATTATATTCTCCTACCTTTAATAATTCTTCTTTGTTACTCATCTACTCTCCTCATTTATGTAAAATATCAATAAACAAATCTCTATTTCTATCCTATACATTAAAAACAGCATCCTCTACGGCTCAATGTGAAGGATGCTATTCTTTATAGTTTAATTCAACTGAGGGCAAATCAGACATTACATCTGATTAACTTTCCAAGTAAATTATACACTAGGGTGCTTGATTTTTCAAGTGTCCTTTTCCTTTTCTATATTTCAGTTAATCAATTATATAACAGCTAATATCTTTTTATAATCTATCATTCTCACGCATTTCTCTCATATATTCATCTACATTTTTCTACGCTCTGTCGCAGACATAACAAACTGTTCTAAATCAACCTTCTTTGTACATTGTTTTTCTGGTATACCTATTAAGCCATTAACAGCTCTTAAAATCTGAATAACATAAGTCAGCTTATCTTCTGGCACTTGCTCTAATAATTCAATAGCTTCTTTTCTTAATGCTGTCATAGGTCATATCTCCTTTAAATCTTCATAAGAAATCTTTATTTATATGCCATTATTCGCTCTCATTTTCCTTGTTTTGCTCTATTACATATTTTTCACCATTAAATTCTGCATTCTTATCTATAAATGCTAGTTCCATATCTAACATATCTGCTATCTTTACTAATTCATCTGGTGAGAATGTATTTCGTTGCACCTTATTACTAAAATTTTGCTTACTGATTCCTAATGCTGTAGCCATTTCAAGCTGTGTTACTTTTTTATTTCCTGTAATAGCCTTAAACGTTTCTTTAAGTGCCAACATCATTTCCTCACTTTCCCTATATTGAATCAAGACAATCTCTTAATTTTATTATAGTATACCACATTGACATTATTTTTGCATTTAATTAATCTTTCAAATTATATCATCCGCTTTAATATATTATATGTAATCTTCCATGACAATTTATGCTTATTTTTCTTATCCATCTGATACATAAATATAGTTGTTATTCTATTAAAAAAATCTTCTGAAAGGATTGCACCTTTGAACTTATTGCAAACTTCGCATGTACACTGAAGATTGCTTACATCATCTACACCATTCATAACTAATGGTATAATATGATCTACTGTCATTTGTTCAAACGTTATTTTCCTACCGCATAACTGACAACAACCATTTGCTTTATTATATATTAATTTACGTGCTGACTTAGAATATTTTTTACGTTTAATCTTGCCGTTTTTATTTCTTTTTATATTGTCTGCACCATCGTTTTTGCGTTCCCATAATACTATATTATCCGTTGTATCATATACATAAAATCCTTTTGTTTTTGAAGGTGCTTTATACATATATGATACAGCTTCACATTTTGATTTATACCGAATAGCCTTTGTTATATCATCTGTTTTTCTATGTTTTCCGTACCCATTCAAATACATATATAATTTTCCGTTTGTTATTACTATTGCCATATCTATACCTCTTTATCTTTCCAGCGGATAGCTATATTTCAAGCTATCCTCATATCTTATTTTTATCGTTCATCTGGGAAGCAAACTGTTGTTGCATTATCTCCTGGTGTTTCTGATATTCTATTTGTTATAATCCATACTTTACCCTTAGAAGTATTGTAAGCAGCTAAAAGGTATAAATCTTCTGGATAATTAAGTGCGTTATCATTAAACTGTTTATCTTCACTATCTAAGTCGCCCCAATCCTTATTAGCATACCTTTTTAGTGCATCAGCTATCTCCCCTGCAAATACTGTCTCTGCTGCCATATAGCTATTAATTGACTTTGTAACTACTATCTGACCCATATTAAAAAATTCTGACTTTAACATATTTCTTCCATCCTTCCTTTAAAATAATCCTAATACACAAGCCAATTTATACAGCGGATTCCTTGCAAGCTTTCTTTTACGTTCTGCCATCTGTCTTGCTTTATTTTCCATTATATCCATATGCTCCATGCTCTCTTCTGCCTCTAAGTATTCCATAAACTGGAATATATCTAATGATTCATAAGGTGTCTTAAGCTTTCTATCAATAATCTGGTTTCCGTCTGCTGTTGTAATTATTCTAAAATTAAACATATGTATTTCCTCCGATTCCCTTAATTCAATATATTTTTTGCTACTTTCTTAATCTTTTTCATTTCCGCATAGAATGATGATGAGGCTATCTTCTTTATTCTGCATATATCAGTATTGCTATATCCTGCTATTCTCATTTGTAATATAGCCTTTTGAACATCTGACAGATTCATAAATATTTCCGTTATAAATTCATCATCAATCTGATCCTGTTCTATCGTTCCAATGCCTACTATTTCAAATTGTTTTCCATCTTCATCTGCTACTGCATCCAGACTTATAATATTTTCCGTTGTTCGTTTCTGTCTGCTTTCCGCTTTGAAATAGTCTTTTATTTCCGATTTCATATATAGCCAGGCAATGCAACTAAAGCTGTAATTTCCCTTAATATTTCCATCCTTTATATATGCTTGAACTGCCTTTAAATATCCCATAACAGCAATACTGTAAAAATCTTCTATGTTATACTTATTACTATGTAGAAAGCTGTATACAAAATTATGATTTTCCTCTGCGAATTTCCGTTCTATATCTGACATTCTTTCCATAATATAAACGCTCCTTTTTATACTGGAAGATTGCCAACTGCTGACAACCTTCCATTTATTAAGTGATTAGACATTCTGTAATAAAACTCTCTTTATTTCTGCTATGAGCTTATAATATGTACTGGATGATATTTCCAATATCTTCCTTATTTCCACTCCGCTTTTTCCATCTAATAGCATATTTACAATCTCTTTTGCTTTGTACTGCTCCAATTCTTCCAACAGATTTTGTATAATAACATTATCTATTGCTCTTTCTTCCAGATAGTCTTGTGGTGATACTCCCTTTACCCAACTAAAAGAATCATTATCATCTTCCTCACCATTCCTGCAACTCTCAGATGACATAGCATCCAAACTCCATACACCACCTTCAGGACATCTTTTCTGTCTGTTCATATCTCTCCAATAATTGCTTCTTGCGTTGTCAAGCGTTCTAAAAAATATCTGTTCAAATTTGTACTGCTGTAACCTCTTGTATTCGTGATACTTCTTAACAGCCTGTAAATAAGGTATTATAAGAATGTCATACCATTCCTCAAAATCTAACTCATGTATTCTCATATACCTATACATTAAGTTGTGATGTTCCTCTGCGAACCTTTTTTTCATGTTCTGTTAACTGTCTGTTTGTGTAACTTGCGTAACGTATTACCATAATCAGCACCTCTTCTTTCTTAAAATATTGATTTATTGTTATATAGCATTACTGCCGATTGGCAAGTTGTAATTGAATACCACGGCTTGACCGCTTGCCTCATTGTGGTTACTTATCTGCTTTTTTCTTATCCTCGTACCATTTAATAGAACCGCCTTTAAAGTTGGTTTTAGGCTGTAATATAATACTTTTACCGACTTTCTGGACTACTCCGTTTTTGGTAACTGTTGCAAATTGTATTGTCTGTGTTTTCATGCCTGCACCTCCTCAAATACTCCGCTTCTCAACATATCTGTAAACCAACATTCAAAGTCTGGATATTCTTTCTTGTCTGCTAAATCTCTATATACTTCATACATCTGTTTATCTGTAAAAATTTTTCCTTGTAATGGCTCTTCATAGGTTGTATATTTTTTCATTGTCAATCACTCCTATTCTTTAGGGTGTCGGGTGGATTGCTCCACCCTTGCCCTTGATATAATTGTTAATTATTTAATGCGTAAAACTTTGTAGCTTGTAACCTTTTCATATTCTGATAAGTCGCCCAAGTCTTCAGTTAATCTCTTCTTATCTAAAGTTCTTCTTTCTTGCTCTTTGTAGCTGATTTTGCTTGAATCTGTAAACTCTTCTGTTAAGTTATTTTCTGTCATCCAACTTATAACTTCTGCTTCAAGTGACTTCTGAATGTTACTTGCTTCTTCTGCCATAGCCTTATACTTTCTTATTTCTTCAATCTTCTTTTCTAACTCTGTTTTGTTTTTGATACTGCACATAATCTTGTACCTCCTAAAATATTGATATTTGTTATCAGTAATTGCTTACCTTGTAATTGTATTGTACATTTTATCGTGTACTTTGTCTATTGACAAAACCGATATAAATACACGTATACGTTTACTTTTATTTATGCATATTGTACACGTTATAGTTAACTTTAACAATTTTTATACATTTTTTCGTGTACTTTTACTATTGCTGAAGTACACGTTATCGTGTATTATAATATTAACAAATCAATAAGACATTAGGTTTAAGGAGGTTATATAATATGACATATTTTAAAGATGTAAACACACTTGAAGAATTAAGAAAGCAATACAAAGAACTATTAAAGAAGTATCACCCAGACAACCCACAAGGCTCTACAGAAGCAACACAAGATATAAATGCTGAATATGATAAGTTATTCAGATTATTAAAAGATAAGCACGAAAGCAACGCAGAGCAAACAAAAAATAAAACATCATATGATGATATGAAATATAACTTTGAAGAGGATGAGAAGTTAAGAGAAGTACTACAAAATATAATACACTTATCAGATATAACAATAGAGGTATGTGGCTCTTGGATATGGGTATCTGGTAACACATACCCACATAAAGAAGAGTTAAAACAATACGGATTAAAATATGCTTCAAAGAAAAAACAATGGTATTGGCATAGTGAAGCATTTAGAAAGAAGGGTAAGAAAGCTTTATCAATGGATGATATAAGAAACTATTATGGAAGTACTGAAGTACAGACAGAAGCAATAAAAAGAATTAAAGAAGCGTAAAAAAATGGGTGTAGACAATAACAAGCCTACACCCAGAATATAAAAATCTGAAGAAAGCAGAGGTATATATTATGTTTGAATATCAATTATTATGTGATTATGGTTACGGATGGGAGTATGTTTTATCAGAATACAATATAAATGAAATTGCAGAGCGTGTAAAGGAATATATAGAAAATGCCCCTCAATACCCTTATAGACTTATTAAAAGACTTATAGAAGTATAATTATATAGCATATAACAGAATAGATTATATTATAAAAGAGTGTAGCCGTTATGTGGTTACACTCTTATTTTATGCTGTTTATGTAGCTATTTGATATTACAATATGGAGTGTCGGGGTAGTAAAAACTAATATATGTATGTTATATTCTGTAATAGCATATAGTTGGTTGTTCTATACACTGAGTTAATTTTTAGAGCTTGGATATATTTATCTCATAGCCATTTCCTTAAAAATCACTCTTACAATTATTACAATGCCATTGTTTCTTAACCTTTTGTGAGAATATACCGAACATCGCTACTGATGTCGCTTTTGATACTCCTGATATTTTCTTACAATTTGTTGAATTACAATATGGACAATGAACCTTATTTAACCAATCTTGTGCTTGTGCATTGGCTTGAGCGATTTGCTGTGGGGTAAGGTCGGGGAAAAATGGGTTGGTTTTTTTTGAACCATAATCTTTTTTTAATTCATACCATATCTTAATTACATCTTCATAAGAAGAATTTGTGAGTTTTTGAATAAATTCAATTCCATCTTGATCTAATTCTCCTGCAATATCAACAAGAATTTCTGTACAATTAGAATTTCCTAATTTTATTTCATTATAAATATATTTTTTTGCTTCTTCGTAATTCATAATACCTCCTACTTATTGTAAAATTATATTTTTATTATTATAATTTATTTATAATTATTATGCAAGCAACTAAAGACTGTTGGAGAGTCTGTCTCTGCTTTGAGTAATCTAAATGAATTATTAAATAATTCTAATATTGCTAATAATAAAAATTTAACAAAAGAAATTGTTGCGTGTTTTTCTGATTATTCTAAAGAAGCAACAAAAATGGCTTTAAGTCAAAGTCAACTTAACGCCACACAAATAAAAGCTGTTTTGGTTTCAAAGGGACTTCAAGGGAGTTTATTAAAAACTACTACTGCTGAACTTGCTAATGCTACTGCTACTAATGCTATGGCTGCGACTGAAGGTACTGCTACTACTGCCACCATTGCATTAGGTAATGCTTTTAAAGGATTAGGGGCAAAAATTAAAGCATTTGTAGCTGCAAATCAATATCAATTTTTAATTATTGATAATCAGCAAATTCTATTGTATACACCCCTGGCTCTAAATACGTAAGAAATTCATATGTTGTTTCTTTATTTAATTGAGCACCTGATACAGAAATTGGTCTACTATCTACCTGAATTCCATTAGAATCATATATATAATACGTTAACAAAATTGATGATGTAGCTGTATTTTCAGCATTATATGTCATTTTTATTCTTAATCGTATAGTGTATAAATCTTTTCTATCTGAATATTTCTGTGCTTTATACTCAAATCCTAATACACTTGCTTTCGTTAATATTTGTTTACCTATACCATAATATTTTAAGTCATTTAAAGGTAAAGACTGTGCTGCTTTTAACACATGAACTCTTTCAGTTTTCTTCTCTGTAACATTATTATTACTATTATTTCTTATTGGATTTTCTATCTGTAATATCTCATTTTCATTAACATTATCATTATTTTCTCGATTTACATTATTTTTTTCTATCTGTGTATCTTCTACTTCTATATCTTCCTGTATAGATTCCGTTGAAGTTTCTTCCGTATTTTCTGTAGTAGATTCTGTTGAAGTTTGTTCTATATCTCCTGTAGTAGATATATCATGTGTTGAAGATTGTAAAATTGGATTTACATTATTATTATTGCTATATTGTATATTTTTTTGCTGCCTATTCCTAGAAAATACAAGTATTAATATTATAAATGCAATAATTACAACACATACTAATGGAATCCAAATATGACTACCAATTATAATATCTTTAAATTTCGATAACCTGCTTGATGTATTACTATTAGTATCTTCTATTTCATCATCTTTGTCCTCATCAAGAAATATTTCATCATTACCATTTTCTGTATGAATAGTTGCAGCATTTATAGGATACCCACAATTAGGACATGATGCTGCCTTATCACTAATCTCTTTTCCACATTCAGGACATTTTATTAATGCCATATTCTACCACCCTTTCTTTTGTAAACACGTATCTTATTTACATTAATACTACTTTATCATACTTTATCCTACTTTTCAATAATAAGTAGGATATGGTGGTATATTAATTACTAAGGTAGGTGATTGAATGAAGCCATTAAAAAATAAAGTAAGTATTACCCTTGATGAAGATGTAATTGAAAGAATTAAGCAACTGGCAGAGAGTGATGATAGGTCATTCAGTCAGTATATAAATATGGTATTAAAAGATTATTTGAATAAAGTAGATAATAATGGGACTGCTGAATAGTAGTCCTTTTATTTTTGATATAGATTTTAGATACATTCCCTCTGATTCAGATTAACAATTGTAATTTGGCAGCAGATATAAAATATATATTAGTTTGATTATCAAACTATGTTTATACACGATAACATTTTATTCCTATAAATCCTCAAAAATGCCACTATTTACCTAGCAATAATGGCATTTATCATATAATTATATAAAGCAGCATCCCCATGCATATATCATATGATATTGATAACATATCTCGATACTCCCTTATCTTACAAATATCGCTTCATTACACACACTTATCTCTATCATATATAGTCACAATGCCCTATTTTATGAGATTATATCATTTACATCTTTAACAAACGATATAGTATACGATAACGCATATGGGAGGGGGTACATTTAAACCACAATAATTTAAGTACCTAACATATACCGGAGTATTATAAAAATCTTACTTAAATACATATCCAACTCAACTACATATTTTTTAATTTTGCTTGAAGCTCTGCTATTTGAGCTTCAATAGCTTGTTTCTCAATTTCTTTTGCGTTCTATTCCGCATCTGGAATCCATTCCATAATTTCAAATGGTTGAACACAAAGATATTCACACACTTTATTTATTGTATCAGAACTTATATTTTCGTTTTTTGAAAATCTTGTTGGCATATTCTGAGACAAACCTGCATTACATAAATCTTTCCATGTCATATTGCGTGTTTTTAAAAGTTGCCCTAATTTATTAAAAATTATCATATATTATACCTCCATCAATAATCAACAATCTTAATTTCATCTACTCATAATTAAAAAGAATCCAACAATTATAAGTATCAACGCACCAAGCAATTCATTAAATGCACCAATAATGCTGCACACGACAACTGCAATCAAAAATATTTTTATACCATTACCGCCGCCACCAGATGAACCGCCACTATGCCGACCATAATTATTATCATTCCAACTATATCCTTCACCGCAGCCACATCTTCCTTGCTTGCCATCATGCGGAAAATGATTACCACCATCATACATAAGCATACCCCCATTATTAAGTGTTCACATTACTTCTACTGATAAAATTATATCATACTAAACTCAAAAACGGTAAAAAATAGGGCATATCAGATAAACTAATATCCAATATACCTTATTTTATTCTTTACTATTTATTTTCTTTATTACATCACAACATAAATACTTATAACATTTAATCAATTCATCTACCACTTTTCCATATTCTGATGCAAATTTTAACATTTCATTAGAACCAATGTCTTTCTTTTCCCTGTACATTGCAATTTGTTCTGGAATATCTAATAAAATTTTCTTATATTTATCATATTGAGGACAAACTTGAATTATTTCTTTATATAAAATACCTGATAGCTCTTTCGCAATTAACTCTCTCAAACAAATTGTTAAATAATCTATCGTATCAAAATAAGCTCTATATTCATGCCCAATTGCCTTTTCAATATTTTTAGAGATATATTCTCTATCTTCATCTGACAAAACACGATTCTCACATTTTCTTGTATAAGCTCTTATAATATGTTCATACGCATCCTTTTGTTCTTTCATTGGCTGTAAAAATGCTCTTGTACTTATATTATATTCTTCAGCAAGTAATGTATAATGTTTGGTTAAAATATGTATTTTACATAAAATTTCCCAATTATTATCTATATTATTGTTTTTCATGGTAAATTTGTCTTTAACACCCTTTCTCTATATTTTGTATATTCATCTGATGTAAAATAAGCACCACAAGCAATTCTAACAGAACCCCTTTGTGTTATTGCCCATTTTTCAGAATCTTTTTTTTCATTATCAGACATATTAAACCTATCTCCTTCGTAAGCATTTTCAATATACATCTCTTTTTGGGGAAAAAGTTCAATATATTCAGAATTTGTATCTCTTTTATACTGCTTATATGCACACGATATAAAAAATATTAATATTCCACCCCCTATTATCGCAATAATAACTAATATAATATTAACTAACATATATCTTTCCTCCGTTCTTTAGGAATATATTGACTAGCAAGTATATTTGAAAATGAAAAAATAATAGATATTATAAACCACATTATCCCCCTAAATGTATCTATATGTTCTATATTCAAATATGCTCCAAAACTTAATGCAACACAAACCCAACAAATAAAACAAAGCGGTTTTCTATTCAAATATTTATATGTTACAAAAGCAGCAGATGAAACTACAGAAACAAGTATTATTAGTATATCACGATCTGAAAAAAACATTTGTATAGTTTCTTTAAAAGTTCCTCCCATTAAAAATTTAATCATAACTCTCACTGCCAATGGAAGAATTGTAATTCCTGATGCTTTTATATAATCAACTAATATTGTTTCCAAATCTTTCTCAAAATATCTAGTATGTGAATTTTTATAATTTATTTGATTAAATTCCATTAATTGTATCTTTCAGATATTATTCAAACTATCCTATTTCTCCTTTTTGTAAATAAAAAATTGCCTTGCATTACATATTACACAAGACAACCTAATCACAATGCCTCCACAGGACTTACGGATGTCACAATGCATCCACCTGTTTCTTAGGCTACCTCACTTAATAACGCTTATAATTATATCATCTTAGTGTATACTATGCAAGCAATTCTTCATACTTTCCTAAATAGCTTGTCCTTATTGTAACATACTTTTCGGCATTTTCTTTAGATTGTAATAGATTTTTTATTTTAAAGTACAATATATTGTAGATAATATTAAGCCAACCACATTATTCTGTTATTTAGTCAATGTAAATCATGTCACCAGCTATGCCTACAAACTCCACTACTCCGTAATCTCCACTTTCCAATCTATCATGCATAGCCCGATATTACTTATGCTCCTCTAATCTTCATACGGACTATAAGGACGCACCTCATATTTAATCAATGCATCAAATAGTCCGTCTGGTATCTTATCTCTATATCTCAATGCTAATGTTCTAATATCAGATTCCTTGAATAGCTTATATTCTTGAAATGCTTCTTCCTCTGTATTCCAATAGTGCAGCTTAACTTGTTTGTCATGTCCAAATGGTGTAATTCTTGCAAAGAACTTATCTCTTGCTTTATCATAATCGACACCGATAGCATAAACCTTTGCTGATTTATTACGACTTCTCCGCTTTGTAGCACTTGCCAAAGCAGAATTTATAGTCTCAGGTAATATGCAACACTTATCTGGTGCATACTCTTTATTACCTCGACATAATAAGTCCTTATCAACTGCCATGCGCTCACCACAACACTCATAATAATTAGCAGAATACCATTCAGCAAAAGCATCTCTGCTATTCTTCCACTCGTCACACATATAAGCATCATCGTAGCATTGATTCACATACAACGAACTATCACCATTACACCTTGCATAAATACCAGTCCATATAGAATAAGCTGGATTGCCCTTTACAGTATTATAATCATAATATTCCTGTTCTCTTCCAAGCTCCGCAACTGTTTTAACGTGCTTTCTCAACAATTCATACTCTTCCGCAGATACATAAATCAGATTCTTATAATAGTTGTTATTCATATTCTCGTCTATGTGCCATATTTTACTACATCCTGCCGACTTGATTAAGAAATATTTTGCTACAAGTATCTCCGGTTTTGTTTCTTCATGTATTGCTGATCCATCAATATCATATGTTACAATCGTCCAATGCACACTTCTTTCTGGATTACCACTATCCATCTTATGAAAGAAGAATGTCTTATCTTTCCTCATATTGTTCGTAAGTCTGCCATAATTTGAAATCCAGTAATGTTCTGTATCTTCCAACTGCACGAATATTTCATCATCGCCAAGCAAACCTATGTTATTCTTTTTTGTATCAAGCACTTTATCATCCGATAATTTTATGTAATCTCTAAACTCTTTTCGTTCTAATCTTCTTCTATCTTTGACCTTTATATAAGCCATAATTCCTTTTTCTCCTTTTTGATAAATCAGAGGTCAAGAAAGCACCTAATCAAAACGCGTCTTAATAAACTGCTATTTGGCAGCAGACCTATAATATTCTATTTTCATATTGGAAAATATGCTGAATAGCACTAATGATAGGTTCAAATAACCTCACAAGATATTCCTGAACTCTGATACAGACTTTCTTTTACTTCCTGCCTGTTGGGAAATATCCATACATTTGTTTTGAATCGGTGTATGTCTGCCGATTATATATCATTATCACTCTTACTCTTGTCATTAAAATAATCACAAGCTTGTTTTAATAACAACCCACCCTTAACCTTAAACTGATACCTCTCTGGTATAATCATATCTTCACCAGTAACAACATTTCTTGCTTTCTTAGGCTTTCGTAACTCTGGCTTTATTGAAAAATAATTCTGAAAATTAATCATATTACCATTTTCAAGTTCTTCCATAACAGTATCAAATAATGCCTCTAACACATTATCAACTATCTGCTGTGTATACTTTAAATGATATTTGTTCTTATACAATATTTTATTACCGCCTATAACAATCTTCTTATCACTAAGATTATCAACTATCTTCTTTACCATATCGTGCCTGTTAATCTTCTCCATCTTTTACCTCCTGTTCTATTAGATTCTGGCAAGCTTCATTTAATTTCTTACCTGCTTTTATCCCTGCTTTGTAATGTGCTGGAATAGTTACTCTTGACTTATCCATAACATTCTTTACTTCCTTGCTCTTACAATACTTAGGATATATAGTCATATAACCTCTAAGTATAGCTGTATCACCTTCAGATAAAATATCTGTTACAGTATCTAAAAATGCTGTAATACACATATCTGCCATCTCTGGTGATACACTCTGACCGCTACTTTCAATTCTTTCTACCATTCTTCTTACAATTCCCGGCTTAATAACCTTCTGATTCAT